CCCGGCAGTCCTCTTGTTCGCCAACTGACGCTTGACAAATGGCAGACGGCAGAGGCCTCTGCAGCTCTTACCAAATTGAAGCTGACTCCAGTTCAGTCCGATTCTGTGTACACCTACCGAATCGTGCGAGACGAGAATGGCGTTCTTTGGAGGGAGACTGTGGTGTCGGGCGTCGTGATTCGGAAACAATCCTTCTGAGAAGTCAATAAATGTGGCTGTGGATTGTATTGCTTGCGACGATCCTGTTCCTCATGTATATGGTCGCCCCGCATTGGTTTGTCGGCATCCAGCAACCCGCCGCTCCGGGATGCTCTGCCTGTGCGTCCAAGAAGAATGTTACGCTAGAATAAATGGACGACGATTACATGGCACCGAAGGAACAGCAGGGCGGTCTTCCTGCGTGTCCGGCGGGGAAAATCCGTCGCATTGGATATATCGCCAAGCGTGGCCGCAAGACTCTGCGGGTGAAGTCGAGCTGCATCAAGGATGTAGGTGCCAAGGGGCGCTGGCGGACGGTCACTCGCTCTCTGGGGATCGGGTCTCTGCGCAAGGGCGACCTCAAGGCATTCGGGTATGATCCCACAGCATCTTCGGAGACGCGTCATGCTGCTCTGAAGAAGGCGATTCGTCGCTTTGGGAAACTCTCTACGGGTCGCAAGCTCAATGCCATTGCGACCTACACGAAGCGCACGGTTCCGTCTCGCGCCAAGACCTACCGTCGTGACCGCAACTGGGTCAATTCTCTCTAATCAATTACAATCTGACGGTCTGAAGTCTCCTGCTTTGAGCGTTCGCAGGTAATCGTGAGGAGACCATTCGCCAGCTTCGCCTTGATACTGGAGACATCCGCTTCCTGCGGGAGCACCCAGCACTGAAACAACTTGGAATTCCGAACATTTCCCGCCCTGTGTCCGGACACTGTGAGCATACGCTCATCGGACACACGAACGTTGAGATCGGTCTTGGCGAACCCAGGCACCGCCATCTCCAGAGAATATCCCGTCGGGGTCTGCTGAAACTCTTCCGCCACATTCTGCCAGTACATCGGCGAGAGGTACCGCTCATCTGTAAAAAAACTGCGATCCAGATCGTTGAACAGACGATGGATCAGACCCAGCGTAGGAATGCGAATAACCGACATAGACTTGGATGAATGGATTTCCTTGTGTGTAAATCAAACATGGCGCGCAAAATGAAGATTCCGATGTGGGTGTGGATCGCACTCGCAGTGGTCCTGGTCGCAGTTGTCATGGCAAAGATGGTTGTGCCGACGGTCATGGTACCCAAGTGCCCGGGATCGCAGGTATACTGCCCGGGGGTGGGATGTCTGTCGGGACAGGACAAGTGTTTCCCGGGATCCAAGGGCGGACCTAGCAGCATGTTCTCCAAGGAGGGCTTTGTTAGCAAGACGTGCCCCGATGGCACCCGGTCGGATGGTCCCTGCCTGATGGACCAGGAGTACCCGCCTCACCCGACCTTCTAAGATATTTTCGGGTGAAGAAGCAAACAATGATGTGGGCCAAGCTTCTCTTCTCCGCGGTGATCTTCTACCTGCTGGTACCCGGTGTGCTGCTGAACCTGAGCACGCCGTTCACGTCGCCCGCGGTGACCCATGCGGTCGTATTCGCCCTGGTGTCGGGCTTCGTGTGGAAGGCGGTGCGCCCCATGCTGAAGGCGTAAAAACGGATTCGTCAATTCCGAAATAACTGGAGAGTATGTCAAAATGAGCATCCCCCAGGCAAAAATGGACATCCAACAAAGACTGAACGACATTGAAATTGAGATGCGGGAGATTGATGCCAGGCAAGCAAGTGGCAAGCTCTCCTTTAGCGATATCCAACTCCTCGACCAAGCTTGGAACGAGTTGGACAACGAGCGCGATCAACTTGAACGTGAACTAGATGAACTTGAACAGGCGCCCCTTACACATGAGCAAACGGAGGCCATGATGAGTGAGGCCTATGATGCCTATTGTGAACATCTGGAGTACCTCGGCGGCGATGAGGACGGATACGGATATGATCCGACGGACGAGATCTAAAGGTATCTTCAGAGTGTGGACCCTAACATTTTTAAATGGACTCTGCAATTTTGAATGCGATGATAAGTCGGGGTGGATGGGCAAGATCCGAATTGATTTGCCGTGCACCTGAATACATTGACAACGACATGTTTATTAACATGCTGAATTCCATTGACATCAACGAGATGAACCCTGCCGTTCTTCGGAGAACCTGCGCCCAGTTTGCTGCGTTTAACGGAGTTCCAGGTCTCCTTGTCAAGGTCAAGCAGTGGCTGAACTCGTAAAACGGACGCTTGATTCCTGTTCCAACAGAAGCAATGAGAGTCTTGTGTGCTCGGGTGCCGAAGAATGGAACGATTCGGTGGAACGTCTTGGCATTGGCAATGCGAATAGAGACCGAAGATCTACGACCACAATTTGAAAAGTTTATGTCCGATATGGAGGCCGTACGAGAAGGATTGGAACCCTTGCTAAATCAAATTGAGGTGATGCGAGATAGATTCAAGTTGTTAATGTCCCAGGCAGAAGACTTGAAAGCAGACTCTATGCCCATTTGGACAGATGACTACAATTTGTGCGGAGATCCGAGTTGTGAAGGAGATTGTAGAGTCTGCCAAGAAGGCGAATACGATGGTGAAGAAGAATATACCGAAAAGTATTGCAGACGCGGGAGACGATAAAAACGGATCCGTGAGATCCGGGCAAGAAGGACTTGATGTATACCATGGCATCCTTCCTCCTCACACCGTTCCTCTTCATCCTCCTCTGGATCCTTCGCCTCCTTCGCATGTTGATTGTAGGTCGAATCCCCACTCGCTGAAAAAGACCCTCCTTTTTCAACTCTGAAAACGGATTTGCGAGATCCGGGACGAGAGGGCTCTAAATGTCAAAATGGAGTCGCTTTACATCCTTCAACTCACTTCTGGAAAGTATTATGTCGGGAAGACAACCGACGTCATCAAGCGATTTGATCAGCACAAGAATGGGAACGGCTCTGCGTGGACCAAGAAGTACGCACCCATGAGATTGGTCGAGACGCGACCCATCACAAGTCCCCATGACGAAACCAATGTCACGAAGGATCTGATGAAGAAATACGGAGTAGACAACGTTCGAGGCGGAGCATATACAGCCGTAGATCTTCCGGAAGAACAGGAAGATATGATCCGGCACGAGCTCCGATCGGCGTCGGATTCATGCTACAAGTGTGGAAAACCCGGACACTTCGCGAATCGGTGCACTCGGAAAAGCTCGTTCACAGCGAATTGTAGTTGCGGACGAACGTTCCTGGACCTTGATGAATTCATGTCTCATTGCCGCGGATGTAAAGCGCGCGTGGCCGCCGCAGAAGAGGACGAAGAGGAGGAGGAGGTGTGGAGGTGCGACTATTGTGAGCGTACATTTACGACCAAGTTTGGATGCTCTGTTCATGAGCGTTCTTGTAAGAGTGCTTCTCCGAAAGCAAAGACGAGCTCTGGAAAGTGCTACAGGTGTGGCCGCGCAGGACACTACTCGCCCGACTGCTACGCAAGCCGTCACGTAAAGGGCTACGAGCTGGATTAGACACTCCGAATAAACTCCCAATTCAAATACTCGCAGATCTTGGCCCAGATGGTGTCGTGGGCGATCAGGCGATCCCGACTTTTTAGCAGGGGGAAGAACACCTTGTATTCGTCCAACTCCAACAGCTCGAAGAACTTGTAGAGGATGTAGGAATAACTCAGAAAGTTGGTTCGGTCGTTGGGGCAGTACAGCAGAAAAGGTGCCTGAATCTCCTGAAACATCGCTCGAATCTTCTCCTCAATCTCAGGCGTAATGGTAGGAGGCGGGTTCCCGTTGAGACGGGAGAGTATATGTGCTCGGTGCTCATAATACTTGGACCGACCCAACTTCTTGAGAATCTGGCGAATGTCCTCCTCCGACAGATCGGCAATGTTGTCAATCCGTCGTTTGCGAATCTCCAGGATCACCTCGTTCATCACGTCCTCCGGAATGATGGTCGACTCTTTTGCCTGAAATTGGTTCAGGATCTCATTCAGGTGGTTGATCTTTTTGTACGCATAGTTGTTGCGCTCCTTCGGGGGGTCGCGGAAGGATGGGAAGTCCGACACCACCAGCGCATACTCCTCCGAACCGCACTTGGGACAGACCAGAATGCCCTCCGAACTGATTTCCTCGCGCGCAGTATTGCAGGCCACACAGTGCTCCGTCAACTGCTGAGTGGGTTCGGGACCCGCAGAGAGCTTCATGCGCTGGATGTATTCGTCGAACATCTGCTTGCGGGTAGGACCGGTATCCTGCGAGGGAATGGGTGCCGAGAAGAACTTCATAAAGGTATTGGAGTCCTTCATACTCATGAAGGGCGTTGCTCCACTCGCATCCTGACGCTTGTAGTACTCGATGAGAATGTCCATATTCTTCAGGTAGTAGTCTTCCACGGGGTTGGCCTGCTCCAGTTCGGTCTCAATGTCACGAATGCGAGACTGAAGCTGATTGGCCTTGACGATGTCCGCAATGTCGTTGTTACCATGTGCCTTGGAGACGTGGATGCGCAGTTCCTTGAGCTCCGCTCGGAGTTCTACTTGCATGGTCTTGGACTCCTTGAGTCCGTGAACGATCTCCTGGTGAACAGAGTCAAGAGTTCCAGTTGTTGTTCCTCCACCGGAAGCTTCCCGAGTCTTGCGAACCTTAAAGACGTCCATTTACAAACTCTCTCGTCTGGTTCATGAAGACCTGATTTTGATACATACAAGGTCGTTGATGTTTCGTGACCTTCATCATGAAATCATACGAATTGCCAAAATTCTTACATACAAAGGTTAGCGCTAAGAACGCACTCCGATTCATGCCCGCCTGACAATGCACGTACACGACCCCATCTCCCTCTCGCAAGAACCTCCGCAGGGCAGTCTCAAACTTCGGGTACCATGCCAGAATGTTCACCCCGGGACTGTCAATCGCATTCATCACCGCATACTGAAGGGGATGCGCAAGTCGCCACCAAAGAGGACAGAACTCGTCCATCGCGCAGTTGACCACGTGGGTTATATTGTGTCTCGCCATACGAGAGGGGGTAATCCAATCCCCCGATCCGACAAGAATGCGTGGATGAAACCATGCCGCACCTTCTGCCGAAGACATACTTCTTTGAATCGTCTACGTTGTAAATAATGAC